GTATGTACTACCAAATTCAAGGAGGTAGACATTATATGCAGATCAAGTACAACGTTACAGGGGACAGACGGAAAGCGCTGGTCGCGGTCATGCGGGATACCCTGCAGGATGCGACGCGATACCTCGGCGCACCGAGCTTCGCATTTCAAGTTGGGGCTTACACCGTCGACAAGAACGGTACGGTTACCTGCCCAGATGAAATGGATGAGGCACAGATCGACATGCTGATACGCGAACTGGCGCATGACGGTTTCATTGGCGAACGGATCGGTGGGCCGGTGAGGCCCTTCGAGCAAAAAGCTGCGGACGACCTTCAGCACGAAATCATAACACCTACGCTCGACAGCCTTGATCGGCTTTCGGTCGAGATTCCGCGAGATGGCATGACGTCTATTGCATTGGAGAACCTTCGGCGGCTAGTTGCGAGCAAGGCAACGCTGCTGAAAAAGGCGCTCGGCACAGACAGCCTTCGGACGACAGAGCACTCTGATAGGATCGAATTTGGATGGTTTCGGCCGACTGACGATCAGTCAGAGCTTGCAGCCTACTACCAACTGGTAAAGGGCCTTTGCGAACTGGCGCGTATACAAAAGCGCGTCAGCGAGTCGGAACAGCAAGTCGAAAACGAGAAGTACGCATTCCGCTGTTTTCTCCTCCGGCTTGGATTTATTGGACGGGAGTATAAGGGTTCACGCCGTGTGCTTCTGAAAAGGCTCACCGGCAACGCGGCGTTTCGCACCACGCGGGAAGCGGGTGATGAAGAATGACAACCATTCATCCGGAGATGCTGAAACAGCTCAAAGCGTATTACACAGCCGGCACTCGGGTGATGCTGATTCGCATGAGCGATCCTTACACCAACCTGCGACATGGTGACCGAGGGACGGTCACCATGGTCGACGATATCGGGACGATTCATGTGAATTGGGATCGCGGCAGTTCGCTCGGTGTTATATTCGGTGAAGATGAGTGCCGGAGGATTGATGAAAATGAGTAATCGGATATTGGCTGCTTACGGCGTCGGACTCAATCGTACCGAAATGGCGAAGCATTGCCCGACCGCAAAGCTGATCGGCTCCGCGGTGTTGAAGAATTACAGACTTTCTTTTCGCGGCAGTAAAGCCGGCGCACTGGCGACGATCGAAAAAGCGAAGGGCGGTAGCGTTCCCGCGCTGCTGTGGGAGATTTCACCGCAGGATGAAGCTGCGCTCGACCGCTGGATCGGTGTGCCGGAGCTGTACCGGAAAGCGACGATCAAAGTGCGCCGCGACGGTACTTTGGTAGATGCGCTCATCTACATTCTGAACAGCGGCAAACCACAGAACAAGCCGAGCGCTTTCTATTACAGCACGCTGTTAGAAGGGTACATAGCGGCGGGGTTTGATACGATGATTCTGAAAACGGCAGTACAGGAAGGCGATCCGTACGCATCGGGCGTATAAATCGCCGCAACGCCGCGTCGTGCAACGTCGCCGCCACTGAGCGGTTCAATAGGAGGATGGGGCGGTTGCCCCAACGGAGCACGATAACCAAACCAAGCCGGACACGGAGGCTCACGTGGGCCTCCGTTTTGATTTCATGAGGAGGAGGCGGTGATGTTACGGAAATTGAAGAAGTATATGCCGACTCCGTTCAAAGCAAAGGATTCGGTGTACGACAAACGGGCGGCAGATCATGCTGTGGCTTTTATCGAATGCCTTTCTCACACCAAGGGTACATGGGCCGGTAAGCCGTTTCTGTTGATTGACTGGCAGGAGCAGATCATCCGTGATGTGTTTGGCACACTGAAACCGAGCGGATACCGACAATTTAATACAGCATATATTGAGATACCAAAGAAGAATGGAAAATCAGAGCTTGCGGCTGCGATCGCGCTGCTCTTAACTTGCGGCGATAACGAAGAGCGCGCCGAAGTGTATGGCTGCGCCGCTGACCGTCAGCAGGCGTCGATCGTGTTCGAGGTCGCAAAAGACATGGTGACGATGTGTCCGGCGCTGGCGAAGCGCGTGAAGATCCTCGCCTCGCAGAAGCGGCTCGTGTACCTGCCGACCGGGAGTTACTATCAGGTGCTCAGCGCCGATGTCGCCAACAAGCATGGTTTCAATACACACGGTGTTATTTTCGATGAACTGCACACCCAACCAAACCGTCGTCTTTTTGACGTTATGACAAAAGGCAGCGGCGATGCGCGCATGCAGCCACTGTACTTTCTAATCACCACAGCAGGCGATAACACCAACTCCATCTGCTGGGAAGTGCATTCAAAAGCCAAGGACATACTGGACGGCAGGAAAACGGATCCAACGTTCTATCCTGTGATATACGGCATCGAAGAGAACGATTCCTGGACCGACCCCAAAGTTTGGAAGAAGGCGAACCCATCACTCGGGATTACTCTAGGCATCGACAAGGTGAAAGCCGCGTGCGAAAGCGCACAGCAGAACCCAGCCGAAGAGAATGCGTTTCGTCAGCTTCGGTTGAACCAGTGGGTCAAACAAGCAATCCGTTGGATGCCGATGGACATGTGGGATAAATGCGCATTCCCGGTCGATCCGAAATCGCTCGAAGGGCGTGTTTGCTATGGCGGGCTCGACCTTTCGTCCAGTACCGATATCACGGCGTTTGTTCTCGTGTTTCCACCGCTGGATGAGGATGACAAATACTTTATCCTACCCTTCTTCTGGATACCCGAGGAGAACATCGATCTGCGCGTGCGGCGCGATCATGTGAACTACGATCTTTGGCAGAAGCAAGGATTCTTGTTGACCACAGAGGGAAATGTCGTGCATTACGGATTCATCGAGACGTTCATCGAGCAACTCGGTATGAAGTACAACATCCGTGAGATCGCGTTTGACCGTTGGGGTGCGGTGCAGATGGTGCAGAATCTCGAAGGCATGGGTTTCACAGTCGTTCCGTTCGGTCAGGGCTTTAAAGACATGTCACCACCGACGAAGGAGCTCATGAAGCTGACGCTGGAGCAGAGGATCGCGCACGGCGGACAACCGGTGCTTCGCTGGATGATGGACAACATCTACATCCGTACTGATCCGGCAGGGAACATCAAGCCGGACAAAGAAAAAAGCACCGAGAAGATTGACGGTGCTGTGGCAACGATTATGGCGTTGGATCGGGCGTTGCGAAATGGTGGGACAGAGGGCGAGAGCATATATGACACGAGAGGCTTATTGATCTTCTAAGAATTCAGCGAACTCGTTTGATTGATTCGGTCGCCTTGTGTTTGTTTTCCAGATTGTAGCTTCGTCGCCAATAGTGTTTAGGCATAAACGTGTTATACTAAAAACACAGATGTCGAGATGAAATGATTCCAAAGAACACTATTGAGTCAGGAGCGAAGAATAATGAAAAAGCTGGTTAAGAGTAATGTTTATTGGGTTGGTAAAACAGACTGGGAGCTGGAATCCTTCCATGGTGCAGATTATACGATCAATCATGGATCAAGCCAGAATGCCTACTTGATCGAAGAAGAAAAAACTGTTCTGATCGATACTGTATGGATGCCGCACGCGAATGAATTTATTAGTAATCTGGAAAGCGAAATCAATCTTTCAAAAATTGATTTCATTGTTGTTAACCATGGAGAAATCGATCACAGCGGTGCATTGCCGGCGCTAATGGAAAGAGTACCAAGTTTACCCATTTACTGCACCGCAAGCGCGATCAAATCACTGACCGGGCAGTATCATCATCCGGAATGGAACTTCAATATCGTAAAAACTGGCGATTCGATTGATGTTGGAAATGGGAAATCGCTCGTTTTTGTGGAAATGAAAATGCTTCATTGGCCGGACAGCATGGCAACATACCTGACTGGTGACAATATCCTATTCTCCAACGATGCTTTTGGACAACATTTAGCCGTAGAGGAATTGTTCAATGATGCTGCGGACACCTGCTTTCTTTGGGGAGAAGCGCTCAAATACTATGCCAACATCCTAACGCCGTTTTCAGCGCTGGTGAAGCGGAAAATCGAAGAAGTCTTGGCGTTGAATCTAACCATTGATATCATTGCTCCCAGCCATGGTGCGATCTGGCGGGAAAATCCTTTAAGCATTGTGGAGAAATACTACGAGTGGTCGAAGGATTATCAAGAGGATCAGATCACCATTATATACGACACCATGTGGGATAGCACGATGCAACTCGCGCATAGGATTGGCAAGGAGATTTCTCAAATTTCTCCCTCGACTAGGGTGAAGATTTTCAACGTATCAAAGACCAATAAGAACGATATCATGACAGAGGTCTTCAAGTCGAAAGCAATCGCTGTTGGAAGCCCGACCGTGGGGCAAAACATCCTGTCCTCGGTAGGTGGATGGCTGGATTTCCTCAAAGAATTAAAATTCAAGAATAAAAGGGCGGCGGTTTTTGGATGTTACGGTTGGAGCGGAGAATCCACAAAGGTACTGCGAGAAAGACTGACCGACGCTGGGTTTGAAGTAGTTGCACCGGAGATCAAATGCAATTGGGTACCAATCGAAGATGACCTAAATAAAGCTACCGAAGTAGCAACCGCTTTATGTAAATAATTCAGATGAAATAATCTGAAACGCTTCTGATTACACAAAGGCACTTGCGATGCTGCAGGTGCCTTTTTTATTGGTGCCATAAGTGCGGAAAATCGTTATTCCAGATGTAGAAAAGGCACATCCGGTAAAGGATGTGCCTTTGAAATTACCTGTTGCTTCTGAAGCAATCGCTGCACAGGATCGGTCGGTCGGTACGGGGCTGAAAGGGAACCTGGCAGGCTTTGCCGCATTCCGAGCAAACTGCGTCATACATCTGGCGCGGCGCGTTGTCACGGTATCCGCCATCGCGGGAACCGCCTCTGGGTGCGCCCTTACGAGCGACGCGGCAGGATTTGCAACGCTGCGGTTCGTTCGTAAAACCTTTTTCGGCGAAAAACTCTTGCTCGTTGGCGGTAAAGGTGAATTCTTGTCCGCAATCTTTGCAGACGATGGTCTTGTCGCTGTACATCTAATACCTCAAATAAAATATTGTATGGCGCGAAAATACACCACACAAGTGCAACTCTACTGCTTTTTTCTGTTTATGTCAATCAAATGTTCCATGGAGGAAACGCATGAATCCACTTCGAGCGATATTTCACTCACGCGACAAACCGAAAGATTCTCTCAACGGTAGTCGCTACAGCTTCTTTTTCGGTGGCACTTCAAGCGGGAAACCGGTCAACGAAACGACCGCTATGCAGATGACGGCGGTGTACTCCTGCGTGAGGATCCTGTCCGAAACCGTCGCAGGCTTGCCGCTGAACGTTTATCGGTACAATGACAGCGGCGGGAAAGAGAAAGCGTTCAATCATCCACTGTACCGGTTGTTGCATGACGAGCCAAACCCTGAGATGACTAGTTTCGCGTTTCGGGAGACGCTCATGAGTCACCTGCTTTTATGGGGCAACGCTTACGCGCAGATCATCCGAAACGCCAGAGGCGAAGTAGTCGCGCTCTACCCGCTCATGCCGAACAAAATGACAGTCGACCGTGATCAAAGCGGCCGACTTTTTTATTTGTATCAGCGCGGGTCCGAGGATCCAAAGACGCTCGGTTCGGATAACAGAGTTTACCTAGCACCGACTGACGTTCTACACATACCCGGCCTCGGTTTCGATGGCCTGATCGGCTACAGCCCAATTGCCATGGCGAAGAACGCCATCGGATTGGCAATTGCTACCGAAGAGTATGGCGCGAAGTTCTTTGCCAACGGTGCGGCTCCTTCCGGCGTCCTGGAACACCCCGGAACGATCAAGGATCCGATTCGGGTCAAAGAAAGCTGGAACGCGGCGTATCAGGGCAGCGCGAATTCTCACAAGATCGCGGTGCTCGAAGAGGGTATGAAGTATACGGCGATCGGGATCGCGCCGGAGCAGGCGCAGTTTCTGGAAACACGTAAATTCCAGATCAACGAGATTGCGCGCATTTTTCGTGTTCCGCCGCATATGCTGGCGGACTTGGAGAAGTCGTCATTCAGCAACATCGAACAGCAGTCGTTGGAGTTTGTGAAATACACCCTCGATCCCTGGGTCGTGCGCTGGGAACAGAGTATGTGCCGGGTTCTGTTCAGCGAGAGCGAAAAACCTGCGTATTTCATCAAGTTCAACGTTGACGGCCTTCTGAGGGGCGACTACGCCTCCCGTATGACTGGGTACGCCACCGCGCGACAGAACGGTTGGATGAGCGCGAACGATATACGCGAGCTGGAAAACCTCGATCGCATCGCACCCGATCTGGGCGGTGATCTGTATCTGATCAACGGAGCCATGACAAAGCTGGAGGACGCAGGGTTGTTCGGGGGAGCACAGCAGAAAAAGGAGGATTCTTCTTGAAACGACAATTTTGGAATTGGGTGCGCAATGAAGACGGCATCCGCACGTTGACCATCGACGGTGTGATCGCCGAAGAGAGCTGGTTTGATGACGACGTCACGCCGAAACTGTTTCGGGAGCAGTTACACGCCGGCACGGGCGACGTCGTGATTTGGGTCAATAGTCCAGGTGGCGATTGCGTCGCAGCAAGCCAGATCTACACCATGCTCATGGAGTACAAGGGTCGGGTTACCGTCAAGATCGACGGTATCGCGGCAAGTGCCGCGTCGGTGATCGCTATGGCCGGCACCGAAGTGCTCATGGCCCCGACCAGCTTGCTCATGATCCATAACCCGTTGACGGTAGCGATAGGCGACAGCGAAGAAATGCAAAAAGCGATCGCCATGCTGGACGAGGTAAAGGAAAGCATCATCAACGCATATGAGCTGAAGACGGGCATGTCCCGCGCGAAGCTCGCGCACCTCATGGATGCTGAGACGTGGATGAATGCGCAAAAGGCGATCGAGCTTGGTTTCGTTGACGGTATCCTGACACGCGACACGGGCGTGCAGGACGGTATTCCGATCAATGGCTACCAATTTAGCCGTCGCGCGGTGACAAATTCGCTCCTGAGCAAAATCCCGAAAACAGAACACAAGCAACCTTCCGAGCCGCTGTATCAGCGTCTCAATCTTTTGAAGAAATAAGGAGAAAAATATGAATCAGATTCAGGAACTCCGCGAAAAGCGCGCCAAAGCGTGGGACGCGGCGAAAGCATTTCTCGACACCAAGCGTGGCACGGACGGCCTGCTCGCAGCCGAGGATGTCACAAACTACGAAAAGATGGAAGCCGACGTCGTTGCGCTCGGTAAAGAAGTGGAACGCCTCGAACGTCAGGCGGCACTGGACGCGGAACTGAACAAGCCTACCGCCGATCCGCTGACGAGTAAACCCGCGCAAACCAATACGGAGCAGAAGACTGGCCGCGCGACCGCCGAGTACAAGAAGGCATTCTGGAACGCGATCCGCTCCAAGAACCCTAGACCCGAGATCCTGAACTCCCTGCTGGAAGGCACCGACAGCGAGGGCGGCTATCTCGTTCCCGACGAGTTTGAGCGCACCTTGGTTCAGAAGCTGACAGAAGCAAACGTGCTGCGTCCGCTCTGCCATGTCATCCAGACGAGCTATGGCGATCGTAAGATTCCGGTGGTCGCTTCGAAAGGCACCGCCGACTGGGTCGATGAAGAAGGCACCTATCCGCTCTCGGACGACTCCTTCTCGCAGGTCGTCCTTGGCGCATACAAGCTCGCAACCATGATCAAGGTGTCGGAAGAGCTGCTCTCCGACAGCATCTTCGACATCGAAGGATATGTCTCCGAGCAGTTTGGCAAACGTATCGGCGACAAGGAAGAGGACGCGTTCCTCAACGGCAACGGTGTGAGCAAGCCCATCGGTATTCTCAATGCCACCGGTGGCGCGGAGGTCGGCGTCACCACTGCGGGCGTTGCTGCGATCACGGGCGACGAGCTGATCGACCTTGTGTACTCACTCCGCGCACCGTACCGTAAGGGCGCGGTGTTCGTACTCAATGACACCACCGTGAAGCTTCTGCGTAAGCTCAAAGACGGCGACGGGCAGTATCTCTGGCGACCGGGCATCACGGAAAACGCGCCGGACACGATTCTCGGCCACCGCATCGTAACCAGCGAGTTCATGCCAGGAGTCAGCGCAGGGAACAAGTCCATCGCGTTCGGCGACTTCTCCTACTACTGGATCGCTGACCGTCAGGGTCGTACGTTCAAACGCCTGAATGAGCTGTATGCGACCACCGGTCAGGTTGGCTTCCTTGCTTCTCAGCGCCTCGACGGCAAGCTGATCCTGCCGGAAGCGATCAAGGTCCTGCAGCAGAAAGCGTAACGGTGGGTCTATATGGAGATCATTGATACCCCAGCGGGCGATGTGACCCGCAACTGCAAGAACTACCTCACGGATGGCGGGGATCGGTTGGTGATTGGCGGTACTCTGGAGGTGCTGGATACCGCCACCGTCACTGGGCTGCAATCGGGATATGCAACTGAGCAAACCGCTGGCAGCGTGTATCAAGCGACGAATCAAGCGGAGAGCGCTGCAACGACGATCGCCGACCTCAAGAGCGATCTCAACGCGCTTCTTCTAAAGCTCA